CAACCTCGGAAGGGATGAGGTTTGGGAAAAGTCTCGGGATATGGGAGCCTCCTGGATGATCCTGCTTGTCTTTTTGTGGTTCTGGCTCAACCCTGAAGGAGGTTCCGACTTCCTTATGGGATCGAGGATTGAGGACTACGTAGATAAGAAGGGGGACATGAGGACTCTCTTTGAGAAACTGCGATATGCGTTATATCGACTGCCAAAGTGGCTAAGGCCTAAGGGCTTTGTCCCCCGCAAGCATGATACCTATATGAGGCTCCTTAATCCCGAAACAGGTGCGAGTATTATCGGTGAGAGTAATAATGCCAATTTCTCGACTGGTGGCAGATTTTTGGCAGTTCTATTTGACGAATTTGCTAAGTGGGAGTCCACAGATGTAGCCTCTTGGACAGCTGCTGGGGATGCCTCCCCTTGTAGAGTAGCAAACTCAACTCCCTTTGGAGCAGGTGGGCAGTACTATCAGCTTATTCTGGATGGAAGGACTAAGAAGACTCGTCTCCACTGGAGTCTCCACCCAGAGAAAGCTCTTGGGCTCAGCTGTGTATGGCCTCCTCCCAATGAGGACGCAAGGGAGCAGCTTGGGGAGCACTGGAGGCCGGAAGAAAAACTTACTAGTCCTTGGTATGAGAAACAGTGTGAGAGGCGGAGCCCGGTGGAGATTGCCCAAGAGCTAGATATTGACTACCTGGGGGCTGGTAATCCTGTCTTCGACGGGAAGGCTTGGGCAGCTCTTCAGGCCCAGAGGAGGCTCCCCGAGAAAGTTCTAAGCTGGTGGAAACCCAGGCTTAAGGAAATGAGACTAGAAGAGACTAAGGAGGCTCCCCTAGACCCAGAAGGATATTTTGTACTCTATGAGGAGAGGGACTTCTCTCAGGGCTATACGGTTGGAGTAGATGTAGTCGAGGGAGTCGAAGGTGGGGACTATGCTATAGTTCGTGTAGTAAATAGAAAGACCTTAAATGTAACTGGAGGATATTTCTCTCGCCTAGATGAGGTCCTCCTAGCGAGAGTAATCAAGGCTGTTTCTGAGTTTTTCTCCCCCGAAGAGGACTCCCCAGATGCTCCTTGGACGGGAATAGAAACCACAGGGCCAGGCCTAGCTACCTTTGACTTCTGCCAGGAGTATGGAGTAAATAATCTCTTCCTGATGCCCAGCTATGACACAGTCCGGGGAGGAGTTTCCTTCAAGAAGGGCTGGAGGACGACTACTTCTAGTAGAAACGAACTCGTCGCAGGTATTCGAGAGTACCTCCTCCACAACTTGGGGGAGCTTCGCTCTCAGAGACTCATCGGAGAGCTAATGACCTTTGTGAGAAGTAGGACTGGGAAGCCCCAGGCTAAGGAGGGTTGCCATGACGATGAGGTTATGGCCTTTGGGATAGCCCTTCAGGTCCACTACATTGTGGGAGCAGACCTAGAGGAGCCGACCAAGCCTAGGAATGAGTATGATCCCGATGAGTTTAGGAAGAATAACCTAGAGAGATATAAGCTAGAGGAGGAAGACCCACTTTCTTCCTACGAAGAGGCTTGCCTAGCCACCATAGCTCGAAAGAGGAACCTAATCGAGAACGAAGATGTGTTTTTGGAGGCATTCTGATGAGAAAAAGGAGAGACCTAATTACAGCCCTAGAGGCCTCTAGAAGGACTAATGAGATTCTTCTAGAAATCATCAAACGACAAGAGAAGAGACTTGAAGACCTCCTCGATCGCTTCATGGCCCAGGACTTCCAGGCCTACAAGGAGGGAGTAGTCTTCACTCAGGTTCTCCCCCAGGAGCCCCAAGAGGCCACCTTGGACGAGGAGCTGGCCGGAGAGATCGTGGAAGACCTGAAGGTGTTCGGATCACAAACAACTTCTCGGGAGGAATGATGGAGCTGGACAAGAGAAAGTCGACAGTAACGAGGCTTCTGGCAAAGAAGAGGTCTTCTAAGAAGAAAGACGAAATCCCTTGGAGTTATATTCAGGATAAGTATGATTTGGGGATGGAGCTGAGGAGACCCTTTGAGCAGAGATGGTTGGTGAATCTGAACTTTCTTGCTGGAAAGCAATATGTTTTTTATAACCAAAGTGCCTTTATGCTTCAGGTTCTGATGCAGAGGAAAGGGAGGATTAGGGCTATAGATAATAAGTTGTTGCCGAGGTATAGAAAACAGGTAAGTAGGCTTATCAGGAATCCTCCGATTATGTCTGTTGTTCCTGAGACTGATGAGAGGGAAGATATTGAGGCGGCTAGGACTGGGGATATGGTGCTGAAGCACTTTTGGCGCCAAGACAGGATGAGGAAGAAGCTCCTTAGGTTGGGAGGGTGGATCTATAGCTGTGGGAATGGTTTCCTGGATGATAGGTGGGATCCCAAGAAGGGGCCAGTTAGGGTGAATGAGAAGGGAGAGTTGGTCTATCTTGGGGATGTGACTTGTGGAGTTTGGAGTCCCTTTGAGATTTTGGTTCCTGCGACTGGGCTGAACTGTGGGGATATTCAGGATCAACCCTGGATGATGAAGATTAAGTATAGACCGCTGGACTGGATTAGGAATAATTATGAGAGGGGGAAGGAGGTGACTCCGGAGGATCGCCCTGAGCCCTTTGTAGATCCGGCGAGTTTGTGGGGAGTAACTGCGGAGAATGCTGGAAGGAGGAATGAGGGGGCTCTAGTCAAGGAGCTCTATGTTAAGCCTGGGGCGGATTTTCCCAAGGGGTTGTTTGTGACTGGGGCGAATGGAGTTATTCTGCAGAAGAGTGATTATCCTTATGATGAGTACTCTATTTCTCACTTTAAGGATGTGGAGATCCCTGGGGTGTTCTGGGGGATGGCTACAGTAGAAGGGGGGATTTGGCTCCAGAAGCTGTGGAACAGGACAGTTAGTGATTTAGCAGAGTTTAATCGGACTATGGCTCGGGGGAAGTGGTTGGTTCCGAGGAAGAGCCGCCTGGAGGCTAATCCGGATGATAGCCATGGACAGATGCTCCTTTATAATCCTGTGTTGGGCCATAAGCCGGAGATGATGACCCTCAAGGGGCTTCCAGCTACCTATATGCAGATCTTGGAGGTTTTGGCTCGGAGCTTTATGGAGCTTTTTCATCAGCACGAAGTCTCGATGGGGACGAATAGGAGTGATATTAGGTCTGGGGAAATGGTGGCGCTGCTTCAGGAGTCTGATGACTTTGGAAATGTTCCTACACATGCTGTTTTTGAAGAAGCTCTTGAAGAGACTATGAGGAGGGTTCTCCAAAGAATCCAGACGGGGTATAAGGAAGAGAGGATTCTCAAGATTCGTGGAAGGGATGGACAGTTTGAGATTAAGAGCTTTAAGGGAGCAGATCTGAGGAATAACACTGATGTTAGTATTAGGAAGGAGACCTCCTTGCCTCAGTCTAGGCTGGGACGGAGGGCGGCTATTCTGCAGAAATACCAGATGGGGCTCTATGGGCCTCCAGGGGATCCTAAGGTTATTAAGGAGGTTAATGTTCAGCTAGATGAGGCTAGTGTGGACTTGGATAGTCTCTATAGGGAGGAGAGAGCGGACCTCCAGAATGCGAGGATAGAAAATGAGGTTATGTATGAGAATCCTGGTGTGGCTCTTCCAATCAATAGCTATGATGATCATCAGGCTCATTTGGAGGAGCATCGGTTTGCCAGGAAGACAAAGAACCAAGAATTGAAGAGAGAGGACTATCGGAGATTCCTGGAGGTGGAGGTTACCTTCGAGGAGCATATGGCTCAGCATCAGAAGATGTTGGCTAGAGAAGTTAAGGAGCAAGAGGCTAGGATGGCTAGAGTCCTAGAATTCAAGAAAGGAGAGAAGAAATGAAAAAAGAAGGAGAGAAGGAAAGGAATGGACTTGAGCTCAGCTGGAATGGCTTCATCTCCTCGTTGCTAGAGGCTAGGAGAAGTTGGGAGAGGTTCTCTAGGCTGGCTGAGGAGAGCAAGAGGGAGCTGGAGGTGAGAGGACCTAAGATCCAGAGGGCTGTGGATCTGTTCTCGAAGGGGAAGTTCGAGGTGGTGCTTCCGTTTATTCTTAGTTATTGTCTGGCCCAAGGGGGGTTGGAGGAGTTCAGGGTTCCCAAAGATCAATTTTTAGAGGAGAAAGGAGAGAAAAGAGATGGCTAGCGAAGGAGACAAGGGGAATGGTGGTGGAGGTCCTCAAGATCAGGGGATCAAAGTAGGAGATAAGGTCTATACTCCGGAAGAGGCAGCAGGGCTGATTCAAAGGAGCCAGGAGAGTCTGGAGAAACTCAAGAAGGTTGAGCCAGTCTTGGAGACTATCGGGAAGTATGGGATAGATCCGGAGGTCTACCTTGAGCAAGCTGAGGGAGCTCTCGAGGTGGTTGGGAATCTTATCTCAAAGGGAATTATTGACCAGAGTGGGAATTTGGTCAAGAAGAGGGAAGGAGAACCAGGTCCTAAGGGAGATGATGATCCTCTCAAAGGCAAAGGCGAGGGGGAAGGGGGGAAGTCTGGAGAAGGCTCTCTAGAGATCGACAAGGTTGCTCAGGTTGTCGCTAAGGCAATCGGAGTGGACAAGATCGTGGAGAGGCTAAAGACTATAGACGAAACCCAGAATCGCATGCTGGAGATGGATCTCAAGAACAGGATTAAGGGAAAGCATCCTGAGCTCTCTGATCGGGATCTGGATGATGTTCTCGCGGCTGCCTATAGGGACAAGAGGAAGTCTGTTTGGCAGATTGCTGAGGATATGGCTAAGGGGAAGGAGGAAGAGATTAGTCAGTATGAGAAGAAGTTTGCTGAGAAGTACGGACTTAATCTCGAGGAGTTAGACAAAAACAAGCTGAAGGAGCAGGAGGCAGAGGGGGGAGCAGCGGCTCTCTTCCAGGGGAAGAAGTTCTCTTTCCGAGGAGGGAAGGATACGGTTTCTCCTAGAGAAGCAACCCTCGAGTTCTTTCGGCGACAAGCTAGGGAGGAGTAAAAGATGGCTTTAAGTGTTGGTGCTCTTCTGAGCAACTATGATGAGGTCTTGAAGACCTTCTATCTTCCTGCTATTCGAGAGCAGCTTAATCATAGCACAATTCTGGCTGATATTATCGAAGTGGATGAGGAGAATATCAGTGGGAAGAATGCTTCGATTGAGATGCATTATGGTAGGAATAGAGGGATTGGGGCCAGGGCTGATGGCGGCTCCCTTCCGGATGCAGGGTATCAGGCCTTCAAGGTGGCCACAGTTCCTACCAAGTATATGTATGGTAGGATTACTGTGACTGGGCCTACGATTGCAGCGACCAGGGATGAGCGGGGGGCCTATGCGAGGGCTCTGGATGCTGAAATCCGTGGGATGGTGAAGGACTTCCGGAAGGAGGTTAATAGGCAGCTTTGGGGCTGTGGTTATGGTGTTCTGGCGAGGTGGCGCTCTACGACTGACGGGGATACCTATACTCTCCAGAGGAAGTATCGTGGTAACTCGGCTGGTGGTGACGGCTTTGGGAGTACCTTCGGAGGGAAGTATCTGGAGGAAATGCTCACGGCTGTTCCGGTTGTTCTGAGTAGTGCGAGCTCTAGCTCCAGCATGAGCTACACCGTAGATACTACAGATATCTACAAGTCTGGGGCTACGGTAGCCGATGCTAGTGATGGGACCTACACCACTATTGATGGTGTGACAGATCCTAGTGTAACTGAAGCTGCTGGGACTTTCTATGTCCGTCCTGCGGCTTTGGGGGCTGCGGCTAACAACGGGACTAATCGGCTGGAGATGATGGGCCTCCGGGGGATTGTCACCAATGAGGATCTGGACAACATTGTGGGGTTTGATGGGACTAATTCTGGTCCGCCTACCACTACGGCGAACTATGGGTTTCCCTCGGGGAACTCCTACAACGATCCTCTCCAGGGACTGAGTGTGGATAGCTATACTTGGTTCAAGGCTAATGTGGATACCCACAGCTCGGGGAGATATATGGGCCAGAGAAGCCTCACCTTCACCCTTATGCAGAAGATGTTCGATAGGGTGGAGGAGAAGGCTGGAAAGGACTATGGCCCTGATTTGATCCTTACCACGAGGGCGATTCGTCGTGAGTATCTGGAGTTGTGTCGAGCCGATCGGAGGAATGTCAATACAATGACTCTGGACGGTGGCTGGAAAGCCCTAGACTACAACGGGGTCCCCTTCACCGTGGATGATGACGCCATAGATGGGGAGATCTACTTCCTTACTACGAAAGATCTCAAGGTCTTCCGTATGAGCGATTATGATTGGATGAGTAAGGATGGATCTATTCTCCATAGGGTCTCTGGCTATGATGCCTATGAGGCAGTTCTCTTCCGCTACGCGGAGCTGGGGTGCTTCCGGAGGAACTCCCACGGAGTCCTTTGTGACTTGGATTATACACTTTAACCTAGGCTAACGGTCCTTCCCAGAAGTTGTTTGGGGTTCGAACAACTTCTCGGGAAAGGGCCTTTATGGAGGAGGTTGGATATGCCTATTAGGGATAAGGCAATTGGGTGGAAGAGAAGGAGGATCTTTCTCCATCCGATTGATTTCTCTAGCCAGTGGCTGGAGGATGGGACTTCTTATGTGATGACTGGGCAGGGGGCTGGGACTCCTGTGTTTGCTGCTCTTGGGGTTGCGGCCTCGGAGTTGACGGGGATTGCGATAGTTGGGATCTAGATCCGGACTATCCTGTTTGGGCGAGGATTTGGTTTACTCATGACTCGACTGATGCGGATACTCCGGATTGGAGAGTGGACTTTAAGCTCATTAAGAAGCAGGTGGCTATTAGTGATGCTAAGAGCAGCTCGGACCTTACACTGACTTTCGCGGCTAAGGCAGTTAGTACGACCAGTGGGGCGTTGGAGGTTCTTCAGTGGGAGAAGGGGAGCCTGACGTTTGATGAGGACGATCTGGCGATGCTGATTGCTGTGGAGTGTAATGGGCTGGGCGGAGCTGATGCGAATGAGATTAAGTTCATGGGGCTTGAGTTGGCATACACTGTGAGGGCTACGGTGGATGTGAGGGAGACGACTAGGCCTACACCTGAGGATGATGATACTAATCCTATTGCGAGCTAGCGGTTAGCTAAGGGGGAGCTAGCCGTGCCGAGGGGGAGGGTTTCTCTCTCCTTTCCCTTCCCCTTGGTGAAAAGGAGAGAAAAATGGCGCTTTATGAGGAATTGAGAGAGGTTGATGTTTTGGGACCAGTGGAGCATTTGCTGGGGAAGGAGCTGGTTCTTACTGAGAAGGGGAAGTTGATTCCTGCGGGAAGGAGGGTTGTTGCTACTGATGTCCCTTGGCAGATGATTAAGTTGTGTCAGGAGAGGAACTGCTCGGTTTGGCTTGGGTTTTATTTTAAGTACTATAGGATTATTCCCAAAGCCTGTTTTAGTTGTTATAAGGTAGTGGCGTTTCCTAGGACACTGGAGGAGCTTTTTGATGTTAGGGTGGTTCATTATAAGCTGGGGATTCCTGGGAAGGTGGGGATAGAGAGAAGGAAGTATGCTACTTATGGAGGGAGGTATAGGGCTTTTTGGTACTGTCCCTTAGGAAGACCGTTTGAGCATGCGCAAGATATCTATAGAAGGGTTAAAGCCGCTGTCCATGAGTATGTAGGGGAAGGGGTTAAGGTTATTCTGAAGAGGGCCTGTACTGAGATGGAGATGGGAGCAGGGCCTACTAATGAGTGGGAATATCCGAAGGAGCAGGAGCTTTATGAGAGGCTTCTGGATAGTGTTTATCGGTTTCCCAAGCATAAGGAGCAGCCGACAGTGTTTGTTAAGTATCTAGAGAAGCTTTGGATAGAGTATGGTTTTGAGTGCGGAGATCCTACGGTAGGGAAGTTTGTGGATAAATATCCTGAGAGCTTTGGCGTGAGGCCAGCGGTGACTTATGGAGACTAAGAGGGAAGAAATGGGTATTCTGAAGGGAGCTAAGTTTAAGGACTTTCGGACTACTTGTGATGGGATTTATGTGGCTGATGTGGGATTTAAGAAGCAGCTTTGGGCTCTTGATCCTGAGTTAGATGTTGTCTGGGACTGGGGAGCAGGGAAGTGGGAAATTTGGAGGTTTCCGGGGCAGGAGAAGAAGAAAAACAAGGTTATTGACCATAGGGCCTTTCATGTGATGACAGTCCAGACGAAGGATAGGACCTTTAGGGAGCTTGGAGCAGACATTCTGCTTAAGTTGCAGGCTGGGGATACGAGGAAATATAGTCTGAAGCAGCTTTGTGACTATTTTGATCAGATGGATGAGAATATCCGGAGGGCTAAGGAGAGGGAGCTGAGGAATAAGATTGAGTCTATTGCCCTAGAGACCTTTGATAGGAGAAATGTGATGGGAGATATTAGGGGGGAGAAAGTCGAGAACTTTAAGATTCCTGATGAGCAGAAGAGGTTTCTTAGGAGTTTTAAAAGGCTGAAGGCTATCGAGAAGGCTCTGAAGCAGGTTAGCTTTGAGAAGCA